ACCAAACGGAATGCGCGCTGGCAACACCCAGGGCGAGTGGGTGATGCTGGAGTATGAAACGGAACTTGAAAAGCAGTTGGAAGAGAAACACTACCAAGAACAGCAGCTTGCCATGTGGGGCGACAATTGAAGCGAAACGAAGTTGCTGAGTGGGTCGCCTTCATGCGAGAGCATGGCATTAGGCGTCTTTCTGTGGATGGTTTACAGTTGGAGCTCGGTGGCATCCCGCAATCCCAATCAACCTTTGTGGAGCCGATGGCCCAACAGGGAGTGTTTGAGGATGCCACCGGGTCCGTTTGTTCGTGCGGTCACAGTTGGGTGACGGAGCATACCGAGGCGGGTTGTCTGCTGGGTTGCTCGCATGACCTTTGCTCGTCAACAGGGGGCGTCGATGTCGGTTGAGACTGAGGAAACCAAGGCAAGTCCGCGTGAACCGTTGTGGCGTGCGGCGCTCTGGGCAGGGTTTGCCAATCAAGACGCTTGCGTCAAGGCGCTGCAATCTGGCAAGGTTCCGTGGTTTAGCGAGCTTGCGCCGCTATCGCCCGAAGAGCGTGTCTATATCGTTGGGCAGTTGTGCAAGCAGTGGTTCCCCGACATGACCGGCGAAACCGAGAAGGAGGCGTTTGCCACCCTCGGTCGCATGTATGGCGTAAAGCGCCGTAGACGGTGGAGGCACAATGCCCATTGAGTTTCGCGATTTCACGGTTGGCGGCGAGCGTTCCGGTGTTCCAGACAAGCTGCCGGATAACAAGGAACGCCGCTGGTGGATGCTTGACGGCGAGGACTGCGCCAACGTCATCAGCGGCACGCTCAACCTGATTCGGGACGCGCAGTCGTTCCGCGCAACTCAATGGATAGTGTCGGCCCGTCTGTACGGCAACTTGTCGCCCACGACGTTGGCGGGTGTGTCGTTCAGCAAGCTTGCCGCCCAGCAACCGGCGCTGCGTGACCGCATCAGCTACAACTTGGTTCAGAGCGTGGTCGATACGGTCGTGGCGAAGATTACCCGCAACCGGCCCAAGCCGTTGTTTCTGACCTCGGGCGGCGACTACAAGAAGCAGCGCGAAGCCAAGAAGCTGAACGCCTTCCTCGACGGCGTGTTCTATGAGAACAGTACGCATGAACTGGGAACCACGGTGTTCCGCGATGCGTCCGTCTGGGGTGACGGTTTCATCCATGTGTTCGCCAAGGGCGACCGCGTTTGCCATGAGCGCGTGATGTCGTCGGAGATTTTCGTGGACGACGTTGAGTCGCTCTACGGCTCACCGCGTCAGATGCACCGCGTCAAACAGGTCGACCGCCAGGTGTTGTTCGACATGTTCCCTGACGACTACGCCAAGATTGCAAACGTGAAGCCGGCGCGTACCGAGGAAAACGGGCGCAGCATCATTGCGGACATGATTACCGTTCGCGAGTCGTGGCACCTTGCCAGCGGCCCTGATGCGGACGACGGGCGCCATGCCATCACCATCGACGGCGCAGTTCTTGGTGAGGTCGAGCCGTGGCCGCACCAGTGGTTCCCGTTTGCGCGCTGCCAGTGGTCGCCGCGCCTCTATGGCTACTGGGGGCAGGGGCTCGCAGAGCAGCTTCAGAACATCCAGCTCGAAATCAACAAGCTGCTCTGGATTATCCAGCGGTCGTTCCATCTGGCTGGGTCGTTCAAGGTGTTCGTTGAGAACGGTTCCAAGGTTGTAAAGGAACACCTCAACAACGACGTTGGCAGCATCATCATGTACACCGGCACGCCGCCGCAGTACGTGGTGCCAAACATCGTGTCGCCTGAGATTTTCAACCACCTCCAAACCCTGATTAACAAGGGCTACGAGCAGGCTGGCGTGTCGCAGATGGCGGCGTCCAGCTTGAAGCCCGAGGGGTTGAACTCGGGTCGAGCCATTCGCGAGTTTGCAGACATTCAGAGCGACCGTCTGCACACTCCCGCGAAGAGCTACGAGAACATGTACATGGACGTTGCGCGCCTCTCGATTGAAATGGCGAAGATTATCGCGGGACAGGACAAGGACTACGAGGTCAAGGTTCCCGGTCGCAAGTCCATCGCCGTGGTTGAGTGGAGCGACATCAAGTTGGACGACGACGACTACGTCATGCAGTGCTACCCGGTGTCGTCGCTGCCGCAAGACCCTGCTGGTCGCCTCCAGACGATTCAGGAATACGCGCAGGCTGGATTCCTGTCGCCGCGTCAGGCGCGTCGTCTGCTCGACTTCCCCGACCTCGACCAGGTGGAGTCGCTGGCAAACGCCGAGGAAGACTACCTGACGATGGTCTTCGACAAGATTGTGGACGACGGCGATTACACGTCGCCCGACCCGCTGGACGACCTTCAGATGTCCAAGCAGCTTTGCCTTGAGTACTACGCCAAGGGCAAGGCAAACAACTTGCGCGAGGACCGGCTGGAACTGCTGCGCCGGTACCTCCAGCAGATTGCAGAGATTGAACAGGCGATGATGCCGCCGCCTCCTGAGATGCCAATGGCAATGCCCGGCGCAACCGGAGAGCCGCTGTCACCGCCGATTCCGATTGGACCCAGCGACCTTGTACCGAATGTCCCGGTACAGTAACCAAGGAGTAGTGAATGAGCGTTGAGGGAGTGACGATGAGCAATATGACCACCGGAGATGTGGGTGGTCAGCCGATTCCGCAGCCGACGCCTGCAGAGGTTCTTGGGCAGGATGCGGCACCGCAGGAAGCTGCACCGGCCCCGGCGCCTGAGAAGCCGAGGGAGCGTGCGGGAGACAAGTTCGCGGTCCTTGCGCGTAAGGAGGCCGAGGTCTTCCGCAAGCAGCAGGCGATTCGCCAGCAGCAGGCCGAACTGGCGCGTCAGGCCGAAGAGGTGAAGCAGTTTCATGCGATGAAGCGGCAGGCGGCGCTCAACCCCGTCGAGGCGCTCAAGCAGCTTGGTTTGACCTACGAACAGGTCACCGAGTACCTGATGAACGACAACAAGCCGACGCCTTCGGCCGAGGTGATGACGCTCAAACAGGAACTTGACGAGTTTAAGCGTCAGCAGGCCGACGAGCAGAAGCGGCTTCTTTCCGAGCAGAAGGCCGCGATGGAGGCTGAACACCAGGCCACCATTGAGCAGTTCCATTCGGAGGTGTCGGACTACGTTGAGCAGCACGCCGATACTTATGAGTTGACATCGCTTTATGGCGGTGCAAATCTCGTGGCTGGCGTTATCGAAGAGCACTTCAAAGAGACCCAGCGGTTGATGACGATTCCAGAAGCCGCGAAGCTGGTTGAAGAGCATTTCGAGGAACTCGCCAAGAAAGCCCAAGCGACCAAGAAGTTTGCAGCTACGCAGCAGAAAGCGGCCTCGCCGCAGGCAACGGCGCAGACTCAGGCTCCCCGTATGGGACCGACTCTGTCGAACGACCTGACGGCAAGGGTGGCAGCAAATCCGCAGCGACCTCGGACTGACGAGGACCGGATTGCAGCAGCCCTTGCTCGGCTTGAGGGAAGGTAACCGCTAGGCACGGCAGCGACTCAAGGCGCAGTACCAATCCCATTTGTCCGTCAACTCTCCGCTGGTAACGCAAAGCGTTCGACGCGGATTTGCGTGCAAGGCACGCGATAGGAATTCCCATGTCTTGGCCCGGTCCTGGTACTTACGGTTCGCCCACTGGTACGCTCTCTGGTCCTCCTGCCGCCCTGAACCAGACGGGTGGCCCCTCGTTCTCGTTCGACCTTGGCGCTGCCAACGCGGCCCTCAAGGAGCTCTACGACGACCAGAAGATTGCGAACCTCGTCTACAAGAACAACCCGTTCTTGGCGATGGTTCCGAAGATGGAGGAGTTCGGCGGCAAGTACATGCCGATTCCGCTCATCATCAACACCTCGCAGGGCCGCAGCGCGACCTTCTCGTCGGCGCAGAGCAACCAGACCGCCGCGACGGTTGAGTCGTTCGCTCTGACGCGCACGCAGAACTACAGCATCGCGCAGATCGACAACCAGACGATGCTGGCGTCGAAGACCGACAAGATGGCGTTCATCAACGGCGCCACCGTGGTCATCGACGGCGCGATTCGCGCTCTGACCAACTCGCTTGCCACGCAGATCTTCCGCGACGGCACGGGCGCTCTTAGCACCATCGGCAACATCACCGGTCTGACCCCCGGTGTCATCACCCTCGCGAATGCGTCGGACGTGGTGAACTTTGAGGTCAACATGACCCTGCGTGCGGTTTCGCCGGCTGGCGCTGACCGTGGCACCTCGGGCTGGGTCATTGCCGTCAACCGCACCACGGGCGTTGTCACCGTTTCGGCCAGCACGATGGGCAGCACCGCTGGTAACCCTGCTGGCTGGCAGATTGGCGACTCGCTGGTCGTTCAGGGTGACCAGGGTCTTGCGCTGAAGGGTCTGTCGGCGTGGGTGCCGCAGACTGCTCCGACGACCGGTGACAACTTCTTCGGCGTCGACCGCTCGACCGACCCGACGCGCCTCGGCGGCGTGCGCTACGACGGCTCGGGCCAGAGCATCGAAGAGGCTCTCATCGACGCCTCGCTGCTGGTCGCCCGTGAAGGCGGTCTGCCGGACGTGTGCATCACCAACTTCGCCTCCTACGCCGCGCTTGAGAAGTCGCTCGGCGCCAAGGCGCAGTACATCTCGTTCGACGGGCCGGCGAAGCTCTACTACCCCGGCATCCTGATCAACGGCGCCGCTGGCCAGATTAAGGTCTTCCCCGACCGTTCCTGCCCCGCGAAGACCGCGTTCCTGCTCCAGATGGACACCTGGAAGCTGTACTCGCTGGGACCGGCGCCGCACATCGCCAAGTACGCGGACGGGCTTGAGATGCTCCGCGTTTACAACAGCGATGCCGCCGAACTCCGCGTCGTCAGCTACGCGCAGCTTGGGTGCAACGCCCCGGGCTTCAACGCGAACGTCAAGCTGGGCGCGTAATTCCAACTGAACTTGGGGCGGCTCTGGTATTGTGCCGGGGCCGCCCCTTGTTCTAGGAGACAAACCGATGGCCAATCGCACTTTCAACCAGTTTCAGGGAACGCTTCTCAAGGGTGTTGTTACCCTTTATGCGAAGCTGGACTTTGACGGCTCGGGCAACTGCACCGTCGTCACGTCCGAAGTCATCAACGCTGCCTCCAGCCCGGTCACCATCAACCCGTCGAACGGGTTTGTCGGTGAGGTCGTTGCGCCGACCGGCGGCAGCGGCAACGAGTACATCCTCAAGCTTCAGGACCCCTACGTTCGGTTGCTGATGGTTGCCTCGGTCGGCCTCAACAGCGTCAACGGTGGCGGCGCCATCGTTGTGCTGGATGATGTCAACAACCAGACCGACCCGACGCTGACGCTGGCGTTTGGGCCGGGCGCTCTGACCAGCACCACCGTTCTGCTTGCGGTCGACCTCTCCAACTCGACGGCGCTCTAAGGAGTCTGTCATGGTTCACGACGAGAAGGGCGCAATCGCCATCATCCTCGGCAAGATGAAGCCGAAGGGTGAGATGCACGAAGGCAAGCCGGAACACGGCGGCGGAAAGTCCGGTCACGGTCACGCGATGAAGGCGTGCGCCGAGGACTTGATTGAAGCCGTCAAGGCCGGTGATGCTGATGGCGTTGCCTCTGCGCTGATGTCGGCTTTCCATGTTGCGGATGCAATGCCGCACATGGAAGGCGTGCATGAGGACATCGGCGAAGAGGAAGAGTCGTACTAGACACACGGGAACGGAGGGGCGTCGGTGAACCCGGCGCCCCTCCACCTGTACCGGAGGCGCAATGACCTACCCTGTGATGACGCTCCCCGAGCTTCGTCTGGCGACCCGTCAGCGCGCCGACATGGTGAACTCGCAGTTCGTTACGGACCAAGAGTTCAACAGCTACATCAACGCCTCGTACTTTGAGTTGTACGACCTGTTGGTGCAGAAGTACGGCAACGACTACTACATGAAGGAATACTCGTTTCAGTTGCAGACCAACGTGACGCGGTATGACTTTCCTGACGACTTTTTCAAGCTGCTTGGCGTTGACCTACGCATCAGTGACGGGCCTGACGGCTATGTTTCGCTGCGTCCGTTCACGCTGGCAGAGCGCAACCGGTACTCGACCGCCAACGTCCAGA